CTTCCTGCAGAACCAGCAGATCCAGAAGAACCAGCAATTCCAGAAGAACCAGACGATCCTGCAGAACCAGCAGTTCCAGCAGATCCAGAAGAAGCATATGTTAAACCAGACGATCCAGACGAACCCGTTGTCCCAGAAGATCCAGACGAACCCGTTGTCCCAGAAGATCCAGATGATCCTGTTCCACCAGCACTTCCAGAACTTCCTGCAGATCCAGAAGAAGCATATGTTAAACCAGACGATCCAGAAGATCCAGCAGATCCTGAAGAAGTATCTCCGCCCCCACCGCCTCCAGAGTCGCCCCAACCACTTCCTCCTGCTACTTTTTGTGCAGTTTGAGTGGCCTTTTCGCTAACTTTCTTAACAACTGATTTGAAATTATCTAACTCTTTTGCAAGTTTAGTTACATCAGCATCATCACCTGGTTCTCCCTGGTCTCCTTTTGGACCTATGGGACCAACATCTCCTAGGTCTCCCTTAGGACCCAGAACACCCTGTGGACCAATTCTTCCTGCTTCTCCCCGTTCACCTTTGGGACCAGGATCTCCTTGCTCTCCCTTTTCACCCTTTTCGCCCTTGGAACCTTCAGTACCTTTGATCTCAAGAACTCTGACTTTTTCACCAGTTACAGGATCTAAAATTTCTTTTATACCTACAACAAGTTCTTCTTTAGTCTTTTTAAGTGTTTTTTTAGTATAAGCAAGAGCAGTAGCTAAAACTTTACTTAAATCTAAGTCTTTTGACTCGTTTTGATCGTCTTTCATTTATGTCTCTGCACCTAAATCTTCACTAGAATCAATTTATAAATTTTTAACTTACAAATTTTTCATCATCTTCTAAAACAGAAAAAAGAATATCATTTACTTTATCTTTAATTTCATTTTCTTTTTTCGCAACTTCAAATTTCTCCTCAATTTTTTTATCAATATCTTCATTGATACCTTGTTTATTGACCGTATCTACTTCTACAGAATTAAATTGCATTTCTTCCTCTCCCGAAAATCTAGGATCGTCTAACTCTTTTTGCATCTGTTCATCATTAGTTTTGACTTCATCATCAGTCATCATCAAAATATGCTTTCTTATATACTCGTGTGAAAAATATTTTCCAGTATAATCTTGTAAATCTCTTAAAATGTTTAATCTATCTTGAAGAAGTTCGTTATGCTTTATTTCTGCAAAATGACTATCATTTTCAAACTCATAAAATACATCATTTTTAATATTTTTCCAATCATCTCTAGACATTATACCTTTAAGGGTTAATTGTCTTTCCATCATTTCATCAAACATTAAACTAAATCTACTTTGAAGTTTATTAACAAAACGTGTAAATTTAACTTCATCTCTTGAAATTTCTGTAGCACGACCAATCGTATAATTTGCTTCTGATTCAAGTCTTGAAATAGGAACACCTAATGATTTATAAAGTTTTTTCTGAAAATATAATACATCTTCAATATCTCCAAGATTTTGACCTCCGGGAAGAGTAGAAATCTCTGTTCCTCTACCACCTTCTCTACGAGGCATCCAATAATCTTCAAGCATTGACATATGTTTTCTATCATCTCTAACTTCACCGGTGTTTGCATCATATACAAGTTTATTTTTGTATCTGGTCATTAAATCACGCATATATTGCTCTGCTTTTAATTTAGGCAGATTACCAACATCAACATAAAAAATTCTTCTCTCTGGAGCCCGTGAAATACGATAAATTACCAAAGAATCTTCAATCATTCTCAACTGATTTAATGGTTTAATTGCTTTGTGTAGGTAGGATAAAACTAATGAACGTGTAGCATTCATTAGTCCTGAATGTGTGTATACAATCGAATCAGGAGATATCTTTAAACCACTAGCGGCACTTGTAAAAGCGGTTCCAATCACTTGACCCTGTGATTGATAAATTCCTTTTTGATTATAAACAAAATATTCCACAACAGCGGTTTTTGTTTTGCCGTTCGGTTGTTTTTCTTTTTTCTTTTCTCTAATTTTCTTTATTTTTCTGGGATCCAATATTCTTAATTCATGAATACCTTTTTCTAAATTATTCTCATCAACAATAACATGATAATACACTCTACCATCAATATACCATCTTTTGAAAACATCAGATCCTAAATTTTGTAAATCTAAAAGTTTACTTATACTCTTAAATTCTAGTCTTATTTTGTCTCTGATGGGCTCAGAAACATTTAAATTATCCACGTTAATTCTTACAACGGGTTTATCTTTTGATGACACAATTGCTTCATTGACAATATCATCAATAGCGTTCTCTACTTCTGCTTGAAGACCCATATCACGATATCTGTTTATCAATTCAGACTCGCTTTTTATAGCCCCTTCTGTATCAACATATGTTCCATAAACACCGCCTGATGCTACGGACAAGGCTCCATCTTCATATTCTGCCTCAGCAAAAGTTTGAACCTTTTGGTTTTTATTTTCTTTTTTTCCGATTGAAAAACCGAATAGATCAATAGGCATGTAATTTCCTGAATGCGAGTTAAATAATTATAATAGTACTGTACTAATTTATATTTATTCACTCGCAAAATCAGAAAATTATGTTTTTTGATAGATTAACCAGTATCTACATCTGCAGTAATATTATCACTAACTACTCCTTTCCCGTCTGACAATGAACCTGCTGATCTGGTCCAAAAATCATACGAAAAAGTTACTGTATATTCCTCAATAGTATCATTATCCCCCCAATCTAGAGTAATTTCAGAAAGATCAGTTGGAAAAAGATTTTGAAAACTATATGTTGCTGAAACAGATGAGGATTTACCATACTGCTTTACAGTAGCAGTAGATGTATATGATGTCGATGTGGTTCCTGCATTTCGATAATTTGCCGCATGAGAGTTTATTTTATGCATCCACCCCTCAAATTGCGATCTTATCGCAAAATTTTCATCATTAATAACTGTTACTGTCCACTCGGGAAAAGTTCTATTTCCCGCCATTTTAACTTCTCTACCAAAATACGGGACTATAACTGTTCCAATAGTACCACCAGGTATTGATGTTGCTTTAGCGAACAAGTTCAACGAGTCACCGTTAAAGAGATTAGCCGTTGTGGGAATTGAAACCTCAAATAAATTTGGTCTTTGACCATCATAATGCATTGCATTACGAAATGTATGTATATTGAATGCCATTTATTTTCTCCTTTAAACTGCGTTGACAACTTCAGAAAATGAAACTCCGGAAGCAACAGCAACAAAGTTTAATCCTATGAAATTAATAGATTTAGTTGGTTTAATGAAAATATCGCCCCTAAACTCATTTCTATTTATAACAGCAGGTGTATTATTTGTGCCGTCACATATCACTTGAAATGCTTCTATACCCCTAGATGATTGAACATCTCTTAAAAAGGGCTCTATTATAGAAATAAAGTTTAATCGTGTAAAATCATCATTAAACTCAAACAATAAATTTTCAGCCGCATTTGCAATAGCTTTTTCTAGAATAATGAAAAGTCTTCGTACATTAATTCTATCAAAAGAAGACGGTCTTGCCAACAATGTTTTATCACCGAATAGAACTTTTCCTTTTCCAGGAAATGATGCTATTGGATTAATACCATTCACATATAAATCATCTCTTTCTGCATTATTTGGAATATATGCTATATGTGTTGCATTTTTTACATTTCCTCTTGTAAATCCTGCAGGAGAAATATAAGCATTAGTATTATCTGCTTGGGCACAAATTCCAGCAACATCACCGTTCATTGGAACCCATCGATTAACTTGATTATATGGATCGCTGATATATTTGTAACTTCCATCCATAACGGCATAACTTGAACTTGGTAAAGCATTCCTTCTAGCAACTGCGTTTGTTACTTCATTTCCCTCTGTATTAACAACATCTGCTTCTTCAGGAGAAATAAACACAACACAATCTTTTCTAGTTTCTGCTATTTCATTAATCAAAAATGTAGCTAAAGTATTTGATGCTTCTGCCGAAATTATAAGAGAAACATCTATTTTTGAAGGATCTTTGAAATACTTGTAAGCACCAATTTCATCTGATGCCGTAGCACTATATCCATCAACTCCTCCTGACATACTAGCAGTCATAATTCCATTTGCACCTGCGCCACTGAAAGATCCAGCAAATCTAGCACTGGTATTTCCTTGAGTAAGAGTATCTCCCCAATCATGAGTAATTTTATTAGATCCAGCATCTAGCGGAGCATCTCCCATTGAATCATGATCTGTCCATCTAATATAGCTGGAAGTGTTATTTATTACTTCTTTATAATAATGAGTAGCACCATTCGCTACTGATAATCCTGGTTCAGCTTGAATAACTTGTCTATTTGAACTAGATAACGCTCCTCTTTTATCCTTTGCTCCTTTAATGTCTCCATCTTCATCTACTACTATAAGATGAATCTGATCTCCAACATCTTTTGATCCAGTTTTTTTATAAGCAAAAGGACTTGTAAGAGGTGCAGTACCAAAAGAATCACGAAATTCCCATTTCCTTGACCATGTACTTTGTGCAGATACCGCTCTATCAAAAGCAGTTGAAACTACCATTGATGTTGTATTTGTGATACTTGATATTTTTCGTTGAACCTCAATACCGGTTGAATCATTGACTGTAATAATATCTCCAACATGAAGTTGTCGAGAAAAATTGGTATTGGTTCCTGTTATTGTGGTTGATTTTGCCGCCGCAGTAAGAGAACCTTGCATATTTTCAGTAGGCTCTTCAAAAGCAGACCGCTTTAATCGAATAAGAGTCGCATCGGTTACTGCAGAAGCATTTCCAATCTGATTAGTCTCTACTCCAGTATTAGCCATTGAAATCGAGGCTACAGTATTAGAAGTAATTGCTGTTACTATTCCATGATTAGTTGCTCCAGCGGTGAGCTTAACAACATCTCCGATTCTTAATTCTGTATCAAATAATGTACCTGTTCCAACAATACCCGCTCCAGTATCACTATTTGAAACAGTTCCTGTAAGAGAAACAGTTGGATCAATATCTAAAGAAACAGTAGAATCATTATCATTAACTTTTGTATTTGCTCTATCTGCTTGACAAATAGAAATTTTCATTGAATTTCCAAGTGTACCTGGATATTTTGCCGTAAAACTTGTTCCTGAAGTTGTTGTTGACAGGTATGTATTTTGATATTCAGAATCGTTTCGGATTAATATTGCAGTACCACCTGATACTGCATTTTTTGCAGTTGATGTATTTGCCGCTCTAACAACTCTTAATTTGTTAGAATAACTTAAAAAACTTGCGGCACTAAAAAATGTTTTATATGTGTTTCCATTTGGTTTACCGAATACAGAAACCAGCTCATCTTCTGAAGTAACTAATGTAGCAACCTCCAAGGGTCCCCATGTTAAATTACCAGCTATAGCGCCATCCGAAATAGAAGGAATTGGTACTCTAGTAGTTAAGTCGATTTCTGCTACGGCTACTCCTGGACTGACTTGAAAGGCCATATTATCTCTCCCTAAAATATTTTAAAATAAATTTACTTCCAATATATTTATATTTTAGCTGATTTTGGAGTTGTTATTATTTATTGTAATATAAATAATTAAATGAAGAAGGCTATTGAAAGATTTGAAAAGAAAATTTTAAAAACAAATGATTGTTGGTTTTGGACTGCAAGTAAAACAAAGCAGGGGTATGGTATGTTTTCTTATGATGGAAAATCAATTCCTGCTCATAGATTTGCATATATTGCTTATAAAGGGCCTATTGAACAAAATAAAATAGTTCATCAATCCTGTAATAATACATACTGTGTAAAACCAGAGCATTTATATTTAACTACAAAAAGTGAAACTAGGAATAAATTCTACGAATTAAGAATTAATCCTGAAATGATATTTAATGAATCTATAAGATATTTACAGAAATTGAAAAAACTAAGACCCGATTTAAAACATGATATAGACAAATTAATAGAACAAATAAAAGATCCTAAAAATATACACCGTATTAATGTATATAATCAGTAGAATATTTTTTATCTACTATCCATTTTTCTCCACCCATATCCACGGTTTCTGGCTCATAAGAATCTCTTCCATCATTTATATATCCAAAAGGTATCAATTGTGATTCTGCTTCATCTAATTGTTCTTTAAACATTTTTTCACGTAAATCTAAATCTGTAATTTCTGTGAAATATTTTTGATTCACTAACCAACCAAACAAAATTAATGTCGCCATCAAGTCATCATGATATCCCTCATCTGCTTCATAACTTGATCCTTTAGCAACATATGTTGTCATTTCAGTAATAGTGTCAAGATCCCAAATAAGTAATTTGTCTCCCTCTATCAAATCTTTACAACTAGAACATCCTTTTCTTTTAACTTCTTTTGTAGTTCTAATTCCTAATTGTGAACTTTTTCCGAATCCTCCCCCTAAAGTTTGACCCGATCTTCCCATAACACTTGTTTGAAAAATATTGGGATATTCTAAATCGTGATGTAAAATATCTGCTACTTGACCACCAATATCATTTATTTCAACTAAAACATATGCAGTATTATAATATCTACTCACATTATCAACAATATTTGGTAATAATATAGGAGAAATGTTTTCATCTCTATATTTTGCAACTTGTTCATACGGAAATTGAGAAACATCAATTATTGAAAATGCAGAATAATCTTGTCCCCTTCCTCTTGCAACATCAACTATACACACATATGAATGCTTAGGATCTGGTTCAACATATACATCTAGACTATCTTTCTTTGAAATAGGTGGTTTATATGGCAATGTTCTTAATTTAGAAGGAGAAATTAATGTATTTTGTGAACCAATAAAATCACATTCATATTCTTGAGCAAATTGCATTTCACTCGTATTTTTTATCGTTTCTTCTTTCCACTTTTGATCTCTTCCGGGTGTTTGAGACCAATGAACTTCAATAGGAACATAATTACTTCTTTTCTCTTCAGCATCAACCCACATCTTATAAAACATGTTCAATCCTTTTGGAGTTGAAACAATAAAAACTTTAGTGGTGCTACCAGAAGAAATTGTAGGATATACTGAAGTAAAGAAATCTTCTGCTAACTTAGGAGGATCAATGTGTGCAAACTCGTCCATAAAGATGATATTAAAAGACGATCCACGAACTGCAGAAGAAGAAGTTGAGGCGGATATAACTTTACTACCGTTTTCTAATTCAATATTACCCCTATTCCAAACAACTACACCTTGTTGCAACCATTTTGGTAAATGCTCATAAGCCGTTTTTAATCTTTGAAGAATCTCTCTTGAAGTAGAACCCTTATTTGCTAATATAGCAATATTAGATTGTGGATTAAAAAGAGCAAAATGTAATAAGTAAGCAACAATCGTTGTTGATTTTCCAGTTTGTCTAGGCATTTTACAAATAACAAAACGATTCTCATGCATTGTCTGAACCATTTCTTCTTGATAATCATAAAGATCAAAAGGCATTAAACCGTGATCAACATGAATAATTTGCATATACTGTTTTGCAAAATGTACGGGATCTTTCTCACATCTAATAAATTCTTCTATAGTTTCTTTATCATATTCTACTGGTTGATATGCCCCTTTAAGAAGAGGATTTCCTGCGTAAGTATCTCTAGCCATTATTTTAACTCGTAATTTACTAAACCCTGTTTTGCAGTAAAATCCATAGCGCCTGACATGGATCCTAATATTTTTAATGTAGCAGATTTAGGAGAAACCATTTTTATATCAATAATACCTTTTCTCCATTTAGTTTTATTTAAATTTGCTTGATAAAAATCTTTACCACCAATTATTTCGTGAACATATTTTCTTGATAACCGATCATTATTTAACATACTTGCTACAGAATAATTAAAAAAAGAAGTAATTGTAAAAGGATAATTATTTCTTATTGTTTCTGTAACTTGTTCTCTTCCATCAAAAGTTTTTCTCTTTATAAAATAATCTTCTATTGCTCCTATTACTTCATCAAGTTCTTCATTTTCTTTTGGTGAAAGACTCTGATTCATTGCAACCTTTCGAATACTCTCATAAACAGAATGATTTGAATTTTTTACAATTGATTTTTTTATTTTTAATACTGCTCTTAATCCAACTTCAAATGTTATATTTTTTGAATATTTAAATCTATTCGCTCCTACTTGTTGTGTTGTATATCCCATATTAGATGCGATTTCACACATTTTTTTAAAAAAACAATCTCTATAATCAGTATAATATTTCATACCATAAGGAAGAACATTCGACATAAATGATGCGGCGGCGCCTTTATCATATTTACTTGATACACTAACGGTAGTCGTATCAAATATCAAACTACTATCAACAAGTTTAAATGCAGGATCAGTTGGAATACTAAAAGATTGTAAATTAATACCAAACATATCAGAAGGAGTACAAGTGTCTGATAACTGCTTTTTAAATGCTAATATTCCTATTAAAATTTCACCAAAATATACACCAAGCTCATCAACATGACTATCATCAATACCCTTCAAATCAATTTCAGATAAATCATCTTTATCTAAATATGTTTTTATTTTTTCTACAAGATAATCATTATTATGAATTTTATTATCTAATCCCCAAATAACGCTTTTTTTTAAATTTTCATAAGTCTTAAACAATTTTACTGGAACATCTTTTTTAGAAAGAACGGTTATTTTTTCATCATTACCTTTTTCTGTAAAATCTTCCGCTAATATTTGTAATTTCTTTGGTCTCTCTGTACCAAGATCATCTGTTGGTTTTCTTATTTTTGAAATTAATACATATCCTTTTTTTCTCTGATATTCAATATTAGCATACTTTTTACTTTCAAATTCTTTATATTTCTCTGAAAGTAATTTTATTTCTGTTCTTGGATGAATAGTAACATTCATGCTTTCTAATGCATTAACATTTTCTTGGAACATTTCCGCAACCTGACCATTCTCTATTCTCAGCTTCAAGTTTTTCCAGTCAGAATTTTCTGTAACATATCGTGTGAAAACAACCTGTCCTGGATTTCTTCTGTCGATTTGTCCTAAATGTGCCACTATTCTTTTTTATCTTTTAACATTTTTTGGAGTTCTGCAGTACTACCAACAAATAATGCATTTGTTACTGAACTGGGTCCTGTACTGTTTTCTTGATTGATATCTTTTACTTGTTTATGGACATTTATTAAATTTTGATTTTGTTCACCAACAGTTTTAATTAATTGTCCAACAACTTCAAACATTCTAGCATTACCACTATCTCTTGCATCTTGTAATAAATCTTCAATAGCATCATGTCCCCTTTCAATAATATTGTATATATTTTCACGAACATACTTATAATCAGTATTTAAATCATCTGGATTAGATGCAACAACTTTTCTTTCAATAGGTTTTTTAACAATAGAGCCAGATGGCATTTCTAATATTTCATTTAATTTATCTTCAAAATCTTTTACCATAATCTATCTCACTCATATGTGCCAGTTGATTCATCATAACGTACTGGTGGACTATAAACTGTTATTGTGGTGTTTGCATCAAAATCGTCTCCTGGAGTAATATATGTGTTTGCTCCTCCCTCAGGAACAATTGTAATTTTACTGATTATATTATCCTGACCGAGTTCAGTTGTACTATTCTCAGTTAAAAGAAGACTACCTGTTTCCAACAGAAATTGATCTTGTGAAAAAGGATTAGAAGTTTCTAACAATAATTGATACATTTCATCACTTGCATCGACCCCGACCCCAGAGACTTCTTTAAATGCTACTTCAATTGTTTTAATAATTGATTGACCAGATTTAATATCAGGATATATAAATCCTTTCATCATAAAAGATATTGTCCAAATAATTGTTCTTCTAGCAGAAAACTCTCCTTCATAAGAATCTTCACTTGTCGCACTTTGAATAACAATTGGAATATCTATTGAGATACCCATATCTGTTATAATATTAACAGTTACATTAAATTCTGGAGTAAAAAACGGAAGAATTTGTTCTAATATTTGAGTACCATCTTCAGCATTTTCCACAAAAGCGTATAAAGAAAAATCAAAAATATATGGAGAAGGATTAAACATCTTCTTAACATTACGATTTCCATTTATCGTTTCTTTATGTGTCAATGAACCTACTGTATTTAATTTTCTAACAGGATCATAAGCAATACCAGTCATTTCAAATCCCATTCTAGGAAGTTGAATAGCAACTTGTCTATCTAAACTAGCATCTTGATTTATTCTTGTAAGAAATTTTTGCTTTGGCCCATAAGCTATTGGTACTTTTTGTCGAGATAAAACATTACCGCCCGAGTCCTTTTTTTCAATATTAATATCATTAAATAGCGTACCAAACAACGCAACGTATTTTCTTATTGTTTGATGATAAAAAGTTTGTCCTAACATAATACTCCATAAAGATTGTAATATTATTTAGTTGTATAAATAGTCTTATGGCACTATCAATAAAAACTCAAGGCGAAAATTTAACAATGCATCAAGGCAGTAACTTTGAAAAAGTTTTTACTGCTAAAGATGCAAATAATTCAAATGTGACCATAAGTACTGGTACTTGTGCTTCTTCAATGAAGAAAAATCATGCAACTACCAATGCTTCTTGGATACTAACGTTTACAGCGGCAGTATCTGGTAGTAATGTAACCATAACCGCTAATGCTACTCAAACAGCAAATATGTCTTCAGGATTATATGTTTATGATGTTGAATACACCCAAGCGGATGCTGTAACAAAAGAAAGGGTAGTTGAGGGAATGATTACAATTCTTCCAGAATCTACAACTTAAAAATTGCTTTCACTAAATGGATTGCCTTCAGAGAAATCAATAATAGAATCTGCTTCGGTTTCAATAGTTACATTATTTGCAGTTGTATCATTAACAAATTCCTGTGTATTGGGTGTAGTACCAACTGTATAATAAGCACCACTTGTATTTCCAACTACATTTTGACTTAACGTAAAAGTTCCCATCAAATCTGTTAATTTCAATACTCTATCAGTAGAATTCCAAGATATTACTCTTCCTTTTGTATTAGCAGAACTTTCAGTACTACCAACATATACATATTCATCTTCTACATAATTTCCTGAACCTCCTGAATCAAGAGTTACTTCTATTGAATAAGCATATTTATCTTCTATATCATCTATGTCTTCAATACCAGTATCAATTCTTTGATCATCATACTGAAACAATTCACATGTTAAATCAAATATAGGCAATTTACCAAATTGATAAAACATTGATTCGTGTTCAACAAATCTAATTTCATAAAGTTTTTTGTTTAATGGGAGAAATATTATATCGCCTTCTTTTGGTCTATCATAACCAGTATCTAAATTTTCCCATCTTCTTCTCGCCACAGAAAAGATAACCTGATCTCTAATTTCTAATCCAAATCTTGAAATAAAATCACCTTCTCCTTCAAAACCATCAACTGATTTAACATACATTTCTATTAAATGGGATTGATTAAATTGTGAAATAGTATCTTCTCCATAAAGAAGATCCTCATTCACATATTGTCTTGGAAGGTAATAGTTATCTATGCCAAAATTTTTTATCGATTCTATAATTAAATCTTGATGTAAATTTTGTTCTGAGGCATTTTGTAAGTGATTAAAATAAGAGTTTGTAGGCATTATCCTGGACCAACCATAAAGTCTACTGGTAATTCATATTTAAGAGATGCTTGTTCTTCTGTTTCTCTTAATTCTTGTATTGCTTCTTCAAACATCGTTCTTCCATTTAGTGTCGTTCCTCCTGGAAGTTGAACTCCTTCATATTTTATTAAATTAGCCCCCCATTGTCTTTTAATCAATGCGGTTGTATATTTCTTTAAAAACATATCATTATATACATCTGTAAATGTTGCTGGATCAATTATTCTATATGCTTCTGCTATAAGATATTCATCAACTTCAAGATCATCATTTCCCCAATCTATATCTAAATATAATCGATTTTGATGTCTATTAAATCGTAGGGGTTTTTTTCCTACAAACATATCATTCAACAATTGTAAATGTTGCATTGACATCTTATAATTTATTATAGAAGTTGCAGTAAGATACGGCATTTCATTTAAATGAAATTGATATCTAAATGAAAACAAATCACTTGATGTTTGTCCCCCACCCGTATCTTGTATATCAAAAATACCCGTCACACCAATTATAGAATCATTTAATGTAATATAATGATTATCTACATCTCCAAAAGTAACCAATGATGCATCGGTGTCGGCTACTGCAGTAGATCCACTTGTACTTCCAGTTATTGTTTCACCATTTGAAAAACTAGATGTTACATCATTATTTGAAATATCATCTGTGTCTTTATGATTTTTAAATGTAATAACTGAAGTATTTGAAGAAACTACTTTTGCGGTTGCATTTGATGTTCCACCAGTTATTTTCTCGCCTACTGTAAAGGCACCTGTATTTGAAGCAATTTTAACAGTCGAACCCGTAATTCGATGTACATTATACATTCTTTCAACACCATCAAAATGATATTCTTGAAAAAATTGCAAGCCTTCATCTATTCGATCTTCCAGTTGATCATCTTCTACATTTATTTCAATAACTGGTTTTCCTAAATTTCTAAGGCAATATTGTTTTAATTCTTCTCTTGTGCTAGGTTTTGCCATTTTTCCTTACGTTGTATTTACAACTGTTCCACCCGAATCTCTCACGGGTAATCTAGCATTAACTGTATCTGTTCCGTTATTCGACAATATAGGACCCGTACAATAGATAGATCCATTTGCATAGGTGTTAAAAATATCAGCGGAATTATTTGCTACATGCAGAATTTTTGTTCCACCTGTACTAGTTGCTCCATGTACATATAAAGTTGCGCCAGTCGAGGAAGTATCGGCTGATTTAAAAATAATCAATGATGTAGAATGAGCATTAGATGATTCTACATTCATTGCTGTTCTTACTGAATTTTGTAGAAGCTGAATTCCTTCTCCACCGTCTGTAGTAATTCTTAATCCTAACGATCCAGAAGCACCTGTTGTATTTTGTACTATATCAAGAATTGCTCTAGCATTTGTTGAACTATTATTATCTGTAAGATGTATTAAAGAACCATTAGCGGCGGTAGAATCACCAGTGCCATTTGCGCTTCTTCCTATTGAAATTACATGACCAGTCGTGAACGAATTAGCCGTAATATTAATAACATTTCCTGATGTTTGCTTTGCTTCAATGTTGATTCCTACTTGATCATCAGCATTTGTGTCTAAAAAAATTCCTGCTGTGGCATCAGTTGAACCAACATTTACATGTAATTTACCTTTTTGCGTTCCAACTGTATCTCCACCCACAATTTGCATATAACCACCGTATTCATTTCCAAATACAGCCGTATTAGCGGCTTCAGTAACAATATGTAAAGAATCTGTATCATGATTATATACAAAACCTCCAACATCAACATCTGCAGAATCACCAAACGCAATATGTGCATTAGATGTATTAGAAGATAAAAGGGTCATTCCTACATTATCCGTATTTTCTAATATTAATTCATCACTAACCACTCCAACCGCAGTAGCAGAAGATCCTGAATTTGCAAAAGCCGATCTTATATGTAATCTTCCTTTAGATGAAGTTGGAGCAGTTGGAGATGATGTATATTCTGGAAAATTACCAATAGCTACATTAGAAGTGCCCACATCTGAACCAAAAATAGCACCAACATTAGCTACTAAAGCCGATGAAGCATTAACCGAAATATTTGCAGAATGTGTAAATCCGCCGATTGTATATGTATTATTAAATGTTCCATTGCCAAATGTTGCTCCAGTAAGAATATGATCACCAGCAGTTATTGAAATAACTTTACTAGAATCAGTAATATTAACATTTACATCATTAAGTGTTCCAGTTGAGACTGTAACTTGCGAAACAGTTCCTAAATCAGAAACCGTTGCTCCGTTTAAATTAATTGTAGATGCTCCATTTGCACTTAGATTTTTACCATTTAAATTAATTTCTACTTCATTAATTTGACATCTTTCAATCTTACTATCAGGACTAGCACCAGTTACAGTTGCTCCAACAGTTTCAACTAATGCAAATTTTTCTACTGTTCCTAAATCTGTAGTGGTTGCTCCAGTAAAATCTACAGTACCACCCGAAAATAATAATTTAGAACCAGTTACATTTGCACCCGTAACAACATTTGATGTTATCGTATTGATTGAAAGTCCACCTACAGAATTTGAAGAAAGTAAAGCAGTTGATGGATCATAATCTGACTGTTCATTCAATACTGTGATAATTTGATTTGTTTTTGAACGCCATTGTTCAAATGTATTAGTTAATTCTACACTAGTAATACTACTGTCAGATATTGCCATCTTTGTCCTTACTTAACAATTCTAAAATTTTATTAACCTTATCATTAATAATGTTAACTTCTTCTTTTAATGTATTTATTTCGTTTTCATTAATTTTCATCACATTTGTTTGTGTTATTTTTTGTCTGTGTTTCAACAAAGCCTGTTGATCAGTTGCAATAATAGCATTAGAAAACACATCTCTATGATATTTTGGATCATCCGTTTTTAATATCAAGGAGTACCTTCACTATCAAGAGCTATTGCTCGTAAATTTAATATATTAGGAATTCCTATAAAAGAATCTTGTGATGTTCTATCTAAAGTCATAACTAATTTAATTGCAAATGTTCTAAATCTTTCATATTGGGCTCCACTAGCGGCTAAATACGAAATTTTTTGATCATATGATTTAAATTCAAATCGTTTAAAATCTTTCTCATTTACAGAATAAGTAGCACCCGCAGTTTGTTGTTGCATAAGAACCCAAGGCTTATCATCAAAAATTTCTTGATCATCTCCAGCAAGAACTTTATAATATGCATGAATATTAGAACCTCTTGGTTTGTATGCATCCATATATAATTTAAGGTCTACTGCATCAAATCCTTCTTCTAATGTTACCCTTCTTGTAATATATCTAGCTTTTAAATTTCCTCCAGAAGAAAATGATGCTACATTTGTTGTTGATATAGTCGCAGTATTATTAGCGCCTTCACCAACAATACTAACAACTGCACTATTACTTGTTGTACTTCGTACATTATCAGAAACAGAAACCGTTCCCGAGTCATGTACAGCAACACTTGGTGTAGAAATATATCCTGTACCACCACTTTTAACAACAACTTGATTAATAGTTCCATTTGCATGAACATTAGCGGCTAATGTTGCAGTATTTGAACCTATATCAGGAGCAGATACTACAAATACACTTGTATTTCCTTCTGATGCCGCATTACTTGTTGAGCTTCCAACCTCGGCACCATAATAACCAGAACCAAAATGAGATAAAACAACATCAGAATTTGATATACTACCATTATTAATGATATTTTCAATACTAATAACGCCCGTTCTTTGTTCATCGAGTACTGGAGTTATTATAGTATTTGCAGTTTCAAAAAATGCATTAATTGTAAAGCTATTATTTGCGGCCTGTGGATATGTAATTTGCTTTTGTTTTTTGAAATCAATAGTTTTATTTTCTTTAAATCTTGTTGATGACCCCTTTACAGCGGCTCCCAAATCTGTTGCATAATAATCAAACTGAGAAAGAGTGTTCGCAAAATTTAATGATTCTGTTACTACTTTAAAAGAATCTATAGTAGTATTTGAAGTTGCATTTCCGCTTGAAATATCAGAATTATCTAATCTAGCATGTGCATTAGATGATATAAATTCACATCTATCTAATTGAAACATTAAACCCTGATCTAATACTTCTTCCCAAGTTCCCACATTTAGAGGTTTGAAAAAACTTCCAACATAAGGTTGTTTTGTTATTTTTCTAGAAGAACCAGTATGATAAGCGCCATACTCAAACCCATAAAGGTTATATGCACTACTATTGGTTGTTACACAAATCGCATATTCATCAGGAGAAAGAAAAATAGGATGATCAAATTTAAACATTGTTCTTGATCCCATATCTGTAGCACTCTTATTTGCAGTATCAGAATTTCCTAAAAAGCCAGCAGGAAACCCTCCGCTAGTATTCGCAACTGGTGTGTTTGTATTTGCAGAAATTCTTCCAGGAGTTAAAATAACTTCACTTCCTGGTATAATCAAAGATGTACTTGGCATTCCATTAATCATAGGTCTCAATTGTAAGTTTACAGGAGTCTTATTTCCTACTGATGTATCTTTTTTATTAAAAAATAAAGTTACAGAATCGACAAAAACACCTGCAGGATATTGATTTTTATCAATCGAAAATGTTTGCGCCATCGGATTCATATAATCAGCAGATTTTGATTGTCTACCATCAGAGGTTGATCTTGTAACTCTTTCCTCTTTAATATTTTCTCTCCTGGAAACAAATGGTCTAATAGAAGAAAGACCCAATTCGTTTTTAGTATCAAGCGTTCCTGCAGAATAAAAGATATCTTCTGCAACTGATGTTGTAACTGCAGAAAAATTATCAGGATCATCTGTTACTCTAAAAAGATTTTGGCTTCCTGTAAATGTATCAGCAGGAACATTAAAAATTCCTCCAACAACACCATCATTAGAAACTGTTAGTATTGTGTCTTCTAAATTATAATTAGTTATTGCAGAAATAGCTCCATTTGCTTCTGTAGTATCTCCTTGAATTACTGCTCCAATAGTAAAAGCAGATTGAGCAGACATATCTGTAAGTAAAACAGTACAATTATTCTGATTATTTCTATCACTCATGTAAATAATTTTAGCAGTATTGCCCGAAGATGCTCCAGAACCTTGAATCGTAACTTGCTCAAAATTTCCGGATGTTGTTCTAAACACATTAGATGTGCTTACATTTGATAGACTCACAAGTGAGGCTTGTTTCACATAAGTCGATACAACACTATCACCAAAATAAGGATACACATTTTTAGATGGTTTTAGACCCCTGGCAACAAAAGTTAGTGTTTGTTGTCTTACTTTTGGAACTATACTTAAATTAACTGTCTTATTTCCAATAGATTTAATAATTTTTTCTGGAACACTTCCTGAGCTTAATCCAGTTAATGTTTTAGTTTGTTCTGTTGTTTTTGCTTTTCTATCATGATTTCCAGAACCAGAATCTCTAATTCCTTCTCTAACATCTTTATTGATCTGAGATCCAGACCAAATTTCTTCCCAATCATTCCAATGAGTACCATGTCCTTTATTTGTTAAGACATCAGAAGCCCAATTGTCATATTGTCCTTCAATATTAACTTTTACTTGTACTTTACCGCTTTGATCATACCACATATCTCCATATGGATCTAATTTCATTTGACCCATATAATTCTGAACAGAAAAAGGATTTATCTGAAAAGTTTTTTGAGTATTTTTACTATCATTCGATCCTGTAAGGGGCATTGATATAAATGTGTTTGCCGTAAATGGTAGAGTTAATATACCAGAATTATTCACCAAAGAAGAAAAAGCAGTTCCTCCAGATGAATTCGCATTAAACTTTAATGGATGTAAATCGGAATTAAAAGTTGGTCTTAATTGTTTTTTATCAAAATCAACCGCCATAGCAAAATCAGCATTAAAAACATCTCCAATATTATGTCCCGCAAAAGGATCTACGAGAATTCCATTTTTAAATCTATCATTATTATTACCATCAGTAATAACCAATCCATCAGCTTCTTTTTCTAGTAAACTAAGAGAAACATAATATTCAAGATTTTCAACTCTTCTTTCAAGTTTACCAACATCTCTCATTGTAAATCTTTTATTATCGATATAATTTAATTTTACATCACTTGCATTAAAAGTATATGGAGGTATTTCTAGACTATACAATGTCATTGAATCATCATCATCGACAGGTAATTGTGGAGATTTATCTGATACTCCTTCAATTATTTGAAATGTTTTATCTCTATTTAATACAATTTTATCTTTTCTTGGAAGATAATAACTATAATCTGTATCAAATGTATAATCATAATCAGGCATTGCTTTTTCATTAAATACATTTGCTGTTGCTGTAATATCATTATCTTGAGCATTAGTACCATCAGATGTTTCATAACCCAATCTCTTAGGTCTGAAATCAATCATATCTCTTAATTCAGCTTTTGTGCCAGTTGTTGGACTTGTATATGTTGGAATATCATCATATGGAGTATTTCCAGAGCCAGACCAAACATAAGAATCAATTGTAAATGGACCATAGCCAGTATGATTATAATAATCAACTATTGCTATTACTTGACCAACTGGTTTATCATCTCCAGTTTTTAAAGTTATTGTTCCATAATCATAATAATTATCTTTTTGACCACTATTAAATATAAAACTACTTGTAATATTATGAGCATTTGCAGTATTAGAAATGGCCTCTGTCATCATAGCATTTGTAACTTCAGCATCAGGAGCTAGAGAATCTACAACAGCAACTAAATTTTTAATATCTGATATTTTTAAACTATTAGTAACACCTGGTACCGCATTCACGGTTGTTCCCAAATAAATTTGTCCAGAATCTGCTTGAATTGTATTTGATGAAGCAGAAGTCACATTAGAAACTGTAACATTTCCTGATACTAAAGTTTTTGTTCCAATACCACCATTTCCTCTTGTTGCTCCTGCCACTTTATACATCATTGTAGCAAGAACATATATTTTTTCACCAGCATAGTTTTTTGGATTTGTATGACTGGACTCAACATTAATTGTCAATTGATCCCCATCAACATTTAATGTAATAGACCTACCATCTCCAAAAGAAGAGCCTGAGGAATTACTAAATTCAATATACTCTCCTTCACCCGCGGCATCATAAGTAAAAACTAAATAATTTGCATCTATTGTGGCCGCAGAAAGGGCACCTGCACCAGTTGCTGGATAAAATAATTCTCCCGCTTCTGCAGATGTTATAGTTACAGCATTTTGAGTAAGAACTGATGTAAATCCTCTTTTTAACTTATAAGATGCTTTTGTTAAACCCGCAACTGTTTTATTTTGATATGGAAATAATAGTGTTCTTTGATCATCGTTATTGTCGTATAAAACAGTATTTCCAGTTTCGGTCAAATCATTTTTACCACTAATATCAATATTCATGGCTTTTGAAAATTTGAAAGAACCATCAATTTCTACAAGGGATCTAACATCTTTAATACCAAAATTTAAAGAATAAGTAGAATCCGACCGAGTTCCTTGTGTTAATGCACTATCTAAGTGTGCAGTATATGCTGAGGCGTCAATAGATCCGTCTACAAGTATATCATAACCACAGTCAACAGCAGACCTCGCACCCGACCATGAAATAATTTTTCTTGTATCAGAAGTATTTACGCCCAAATATGATGTATTAACAGTTATAGTTGCACCATACAGACAATTGACTGTTGGAAATTCAGTTTCTTTTAAATTGATAAGTGAATTATTAGCAATAGCTGAAGCCACTGTTCCAGTTGATTTATTAAATCTAAAATCAAATAAATGTGCATCATATATTGCGGGAAATTTTGTATGATACTGTGCATTTGCTACACCACCAGACTTATATCCAAATTCATAAGGAGAAACATCAGAAGGTCTTCCTGCTCTAAAATCAAGCTGTCTTAATCGTGCCGTTCCTATTTTTGTGTTTGCTATTGATGCGGCATCCGTATTATCAAGACCAGTATATTTAATTCCTGCAGTATTAGCATTGAAAGTAATAAGATTTCCAGTTGCTGTTCCATCATGAGATTTAAGTGTTGATGGCCATTTAACAATATGCAAATCTAATAAATCAGCACCTGTTCCTCCAGATGTTGAATTAATAGATGCTGAATTTACACCTGTGGTAAAAGCAACATTACTAATAATATCTGTTACTTTTACATATGGTCCAAACTCAATTCCTTGTTTTTCTGCAGTAACCGCCTCTGTTTCTCTTGCTTTATTTAAATGTATATAATTCGGAAGGATAGTTTCATGCTCAAATCCTTTGATATATGCTTTTCCTGGACTTATTTCAGTAGATAATTTTGTAGAAACACCTATTCTTTGATTATTACTTCCATCACCTAAAGCTGTTCCAGTTGTTAATGTTAAAGATGAGGTATTGGTTATTGCTGTAACTTCAGCCGTTTTTACAGTATTACCTGAAAAAAATATAGTATCACCAACATTAACATCTGCTATAAAATTAGCTCCATTAGCAGTAACAGTTGCAGAAGTATTTGTTGATGTTCTATCACTCGCAGTTCCTTGAATTTTATGATCAACAACATCAAGCGAAAAGGGCCTTACTGTAAAATCACCAGAAGCATCAAATGTTCGTCTTGCTAAAGTCTTTTCCATATTTCCTATAATAGGAAATTTTACTTCTTCTATTTTTTCACCATTTTCTAATCTTAATAATTCAATAAAATTAGCATCTGCACTTTTAGCAATTGGATCAGTTATTCCTGTTACATATGCAGGTGTTCCAGATGCGGGTGTTGAGGGTTTGCCCTGTATTAAATAAGAAAAAGTTGTAGTAGATGCAACTTCTGAAATCATATGTTTTCCATTATATTCTGGTTCAGTTGCTCCTGAAATTACTATAGCCCCACCTATAGATAAATTATGATCAGTAGTTGTTGTTATAGTTGCTGTTCCTGATCTATTATCTTTTGTATTTACAGAAAAAGTAAGACCAGATGATGCAACTGTTTTACCTTTTTCAAAATAGGCCTTTGTTGATAATGTTAATTCAATTTTATATCTATTTGCTCCAGGAGCTGAATAGTTAGGAGTTCCTATTGCATTATCTAAAAGCGCAGAATCTTCAATACTTGAAACAATAGTTTCTATAATTGTTAATCCTATTCTTGTAGAAGGATTGTTATTCTCAGTATCTAAAATAAGATTTTGAGGAGAGACATGTACAAAATAACCACCAATATAAAACAATCCTTCATTAACACTAATTACAGAACCCAAACCAGACGCCAAAGATGTAGCTGAAGTTGAACCAGTCAATCCGTCATCTGCTCCAGCAATATTAGCATAATATGTTGTTCCTGTGTCGATAGTATTGATAATTTCTTCATCTAAAAACTTAGTATCATCGACATAATTTATCATTAATATATCTAAATTATCAATTGAAAAACCTTTACTTGTTACAACTTCTGCTTTTGCTCCAGATGTTTGTCCTTGAATAGTTCTGCCATTAAAGTTTGATGAAACAATTGCAATATTAGAATAAGTTGGTTTTAATTTCAAAGAGCTAATTTTATTATTTAAAACTAATTCTGCTCCTAAAACTCTAGAACCGTCTTGATAAAGAATGTCTCCTGTTTTTTCTAACTGATTCTGAAGAATAGATTGTATTTGATTTAATTCTCTTGCCTGAACAGAATATCCAGGACGATATAAAACCTTATAAAATTTATTTGCTTCATTAAAATCATCATAATAAGGTGATATGTTAAAATCTTGTGTTAATTTAGGCATTTGTTAAAACTCCAATACAATCTTAAAATCTTCTACTTGATTCGGCAATCTAGTAATTTTTTCTCTATTTTCAATATAAAGTACATCACCACTATAAGGCTTCATTCCTGGTTGACTGACACCATTTGCAGAGATTGTTCCTGATGAACTTGTATTTGCACCGGTCACAACATTACTATCTTGAAAAGTACCTTTGACTTCATTTATTCTTAATGTATTATTATTTAGAAAATCTACAACAACTCCATTAGCAGAACTATTTGCTAAAGATGTTCCCGTATAAACTTTTTCATCTGGCTGAAAAGATCCTGCAACGGCCGCAACTGTTAAAGTTGTAGATTGATCAGCTAAAGATTCTGTAAAAAACGCAAGGGCATTTGCGGTTTGTAAAGGATCTCTTAATAATCCTACTTGTCTAAAATCATTAGATGTTGTAAATCTTCCCGATTCATTTCCAGAAATACGAGAATCTATCATAACCCTGTGGCCCCCCAATTCTTCAACAGCATTTACACCATGTCCTCCTACAGGACCTATAATAACTTCAGCATTTGCTCCTGTACCATGAGAAGAATTAGCAACAATAGATGGAGTTGCTATAGTATATCCCGCTCCTCTTTCTGATACAGTTACCTCTGTTACGCCATGAGATATATTACCCCTCGTTCTTCCTTTATAACCAGTTCCATCTCCATTTATTGTAATTGATGGAGATACTTCATAACCAGAATCGACAGTCGGTGTAATAGTAAAAGCAGGATCTACAATTATTTCTCTAGACACAGAAGTATAATGTGTAATTGTAGTTTGCTCCCCCTGTCCTGCATTATTTACCACAAAAATGGTTGAATTTACATATAAACCATCTACATCATTATTTGCACTTGTAGATAACTGCATTACGGAAGAATTAGTTACACTTCCAAAAGCCCCAGTATCAAATTCATATGTTGATATTGGAGTCTGTGAAATCGTTGCTCTTGCATTAGATGTTTCTCCCAAAACAACTTCGCTATTACTAAATTTTATATTTCCTGTACTAACAGAATAAGTTAAATTATTTGCCGCGGCATCAAAATTAACAAGTGTTCCATATTGATTTGAAGTTTGTCCTATTAAAATTTCATCAGAAACAAAATCTTGAGAATCTCCAACAGCATTTTCCGGAGCGGCCGTGAATTCAACTTTAAAATCTCCATTTGATGTTTTATTGATTATATCAATTTGACCATCAATAGCGGAATCTTCAACTGCAATTTGTCTAGCATCTATGCTTTTTTGTACAGGAATATATTCAGAAGTTGTAAATTTCAAAGTATCTTGAGATGAAACTGTATACATATATTTCCATTTATATCCATCACCAACTTCAATAACCGCTGTACCTGTACCAGTCGGTTTAATTGTTGACGCCCCATTTGATATATTATTTTGTAAACACTTATATACATTAAAATCTTCTGTAACAACATAAAAATTATTTGAAAACTGCTCCGAATTTGTATGAGTATAAGTAGTATATGCAGTATTCGATTCCCAATTTATTCTTGTAATAACATGTTTAGCATCTGCAGAAGTAACTTTTTTTGCGGCAACAATTTGATCCCAATAACTATATAAAGTATTTGCTACAGCTTCATTTGGTGCCGGAGGGGTGTTTTCATCATCCCATTCTTGCACTTTTCCAATAAACAAATATAAATTTGTTGCTGAAGTTTCGCCGAGTGATTCAATAAATTGCTCTGCGTTGTGTATTTTAAATTTTGTCGTTACCAGTCTAGCCATATCTTTATTTATGTTAATAAAAAATTTTTATGTTTGTATAAATTTAGGTATCTGATTATCAAATGTTGATAATATTTCAAATTTAAAACTGCCTTCTGTTGAAGTGTTTCCAAGATATCCTGAATTAGCAGTACCAATTCCATCTTCAAGAAGTAACAATCCTGTAGCAGTTGAATTAACTGTCAAATTCATAAAATTATTTGAAGCATCATAAGGATTCGATAATGTTATAGAAGTCGCATTTCTTTCCAAATCCAAATTCCTAAATGTATGTAAAATTATAGTTTGTCCAACTGTTCCATCTCCTAATGCTATATTTAAGGTCAAGGTTTGTCCCACTATTGTTAAAATTTTTGCTTTACGAGATGTGTTGGAAGATAATGTAATAATATCATTTACTAATAAATCTTCACCAAAAAACGAACTTGTTCCTACTAAAGAAGTATTCCCCGAAGATATACCATCTACGTTAGTTGTTCCTCTTACACTTGTTTCAAGTAAATTATAGAATTGTATATCTTCATTATCAAACTTAGCTGAAGTTGGATTAATCATATTGTGAATAAAATTATCACTATCTTCCGTAATAAAACTGCCTGGATAACCATCCGAACTTTCTTCTAAAATCATATTAAAACTTGTATCTGTACTTATTGCAGTATTTCCTATTAAACAAGTTGAATTAATTACTTCAATAATTTTTGTGCTTTCCGAAGTTGATAGTGGTTTAATTCTATCATTCAGTCTAAAGTCTGCTTGAAAATCTGTTGCAGTACCAAAAATTACATTTGATTTTACATATTGAAATGATGCAGTTGTAATTGATTCATTATTTCGATATACACTATCTTCCAATGCAATAGTCGATGCGCCATCTGTTTCTAATACTATATCCCCTGTTAAATCAGCAGAACCGGCTTCTAAAATCATATTATATGTGGTTATATCTAATACTGAATTATTTCCAACTACAGAATTCGCATTACTAGAAGTGTCAAATTGTCCATTACAGGAATGCAACATTAATATATTGTTATTTGATGAATCCACTTCATGTCTAAGAACAACACCTGTTACTTTTTCTCCTGTTGTAGTATTTATTTGTGTGACTACACTATTTGCAACAAAATTAGCATTAGCACTATAATTATTAGGAACAGTTAAAGTCATAGGATAATTATCACCCAATCCTATAATAGAAATAACGTTTGATGATGATGTTGCTATTGTACCGGATAAGTAATTTTCTAATCTCAATTCACCATAAGAAACCTCAAAACTTTGTTCTTCATCTACAACAATATGTTCTCCTTCACCATACGTTGCTGTAAAATCTGTAGTGTCTCCCAGCATTATATTAGAATTACCGGTTAAGGTAATTGTTCCCGTTCCTAAATTTTGATTATTATTAAATATTACTTGATGTCTCGGGTCTGTTTGATCTTCCATTAAAAGATCATCACCATCTTCTTTTAATGCTAAATCACCATCTTCAAATTGTATCCTATTATCAAACCCCATATTCAATTCAGCAGAATCAGGAGTATATTCTCCAAAAAGTTTTGTTCCTATAGGATGTAATAATTTAAAAACAATTTCTTGATATTCATTAAGTTGTTTATTAGCAATTAATGAATAAGAATAATCTTGATAAAAATCACTATCAATAAGTTTTTTATTAGAACTTACTTGGCCATCTTCATCAAGATATATTCCTGTTTCTGTTCTTACTGCGCCAATGTTTGCAGTTAAATTTGCATTTTCTTCTCCAAGACCCGGCAACGTTATTACAGGAACAGAAGTAAATCCTACTCCTGGATCTTGAATTTCTATAGACTTAATCGAACCCGAACCAGCATCCCCTGGCTTAACACCAACAATTGCATTATTTCCTAAATATCCACCATCAGAAAAAGCAACACCAGTATTTACAGTTGCAACTGCTCCCGAATTAGCGCCAGTAAGAACTTCAGTAGAAACAAAATCAATAGTAGAAAAAGCATATTCATCATCAGTAGTATGGTTAAAAGGTAATGTAAATTTTACAGAAACATTTTCATTATATAATATAGTTCCTGTGGCAGGAGTTGTTAAAGAACCCCCCACAGTATATGTAAAAGTGGTTGGACTTGATACTGTGATTGTCGCATTGCCATTATAACCAGCAGGACTTGCTCCTGTTATAGCAACTATTTGTCCATCATCTAATCCATGTTTTCCATATGTGGTTGCAGTTGCAGTTGTGCTTGTTCTAGTAAGTGATGAAATATCAAAATTTAATGTTTGATAACCACCTGTTACATCTATATACGGCGCTGATGTTGGATAAAAATCTATATTTGCAGTATTATTTGCACTATTAAAATCTTCTCTTGCATCAATACCCCGTTTATATTTTATAGTATTTACTGAAGCTGAACCACCAGTAACAAATTGTACATGATATACTGATGGTTTTGTAGTTGATAAATAAGAAGAATTATTTACAACTAGATCATTTCTTTGTGTGATTGGAATTTTTTGAGTTACATCTGCATCTAAGTATTTTATTGTTTTTACTCTTATTCTAGAAGGATCTTCAACAGAATCATAAAATTTTGAAGATACAGTACCAAAAAATGTTCCTATTTTATTTCCACTATTTGAAGTAATCTTTTCACCTGCATCAAAAAAACCCGTAATCGCATTTGTTGTAGCAAGGTCATCGGGATCTGGATTTAAGTTTAAAATACGAATAGAATTTTCATTAAAATCTTCGGTTGATGTTTCTATAACTGATATTTTTGGAATAGCTTCATAACCACCTCCAGAGGAAGTTGTTTCTACAGTAGAAATATGTCCAGCATCCAGTTTTGAAAAACCCAATGCATCAATTAATCTATCTGCACTATTTGCCGCCACATCACCACTTAATTCATATGCAGTATCATTAAATGTAACTGCTGAAAAATTTCCTATTAAATCTTCATTTTTTGAAAATGTAAAACTATCAATTGCATCTTTAATTTTTCCTTGAAATCCTGTCCCCAACGTAGCAAAATTATTTACTGATAATTCTTTATTTTCAAGATACCCATCTCCTCCATCGAATATAGTAAATTTAGCTAATGTACCAGATCCAGTATCTGCTACTTTCGCTTTTGCTTCAACACCCCCTCCACCAGAAAACGTAAGTTTATCATTTATTTTATAATCAGAACCTGCTGAAGTAATAGTAATATCGGATATCAATCCTTGTGCTATTCCGCTACCAAATACACCATCAACTTCATTTGATTCAATTGTTTCTCCTACAACAAAAGTTCCTTTCATATTTGTTAAAAATAATTCTATTATTTCAAGTCCCCCAGCCGCAAATTCCTCAATACGATTTACAATTCCAGATGCTTTTGATTGTTTTCCTGTAATAAGATGACTGTCAAATGAAGATGCAAGATCGTCTGAAATAATTCTAATAGATTTATTTTGTTGCCAATTACCAGAAGAGGGTTTAAGTAAATCTATTTTTGGGGTATAAAAAATAAGATTTTGTATATCGTATAATGATTTAAACAAAAAATCATATGAAGAACTTGTTCCTTTTGCTCTGTAAATATCTGATACATGTTTTATTAAAAGAGCTTTATCCGCACTTAAATTTAACGGAAAATTTACTAAAAATTCTTTGGCAAAATGATCCATCATAGATGTTGTAGTACTATCAACATCTCTTGATTTTAATAATGTTCTTGAAGCAAAAAGAGGATTTTTTTGAAAATTAGTTACAGTACCAAGTGTACGATTATTTGTACCTTTTATTAATTCGCCCACTTCAAAATCTGTTTGTGTTAATCCAGTTACATAAATTTTACTTGATGCTGTATTTGTATTTCTATCAACAGTACCAGTTGCGCCTGAAGATATTCCTGTTATAATTTCATCTTTTTCATAAGCACTTATATTTGTTCTATCACTTTCTAATAAAAAAGAAGATCCTGTTTCTAAAACAAAACCACCCTGTTCACTTTCTAAAGTAACATGATACTCATCTAGAGCCACATTTGAAATAGTTAATTCATGTGACTCCATCCAGTTGTAGTAAAATCTTAAAAATTCAGAAAAATCACTCCCCTCAACCCGAACAAATTCTGGTAATTGATTATCAATTAAATTAGATATCTTTTCTACTAATTTTATATTATCTGTATCTTGTAACCAGGTATATTCTGACATTTTAATAATTTACCACTGTTGTTTGAGATGTTGAGGTTTCGGCTGTTGTAACTTGATCTTGTTTCATAACTAATGAAACATCATTCATTTTTAAATTAATATCACTTTCTTGAATTGTTATTAATTGTTCTCTCACAGATGCAACATCACCTAAAACAGGTATAGTTGTTATACTAATCTCAGAACCTTCATATGATGCGGGATCAAAAGAATTTATTGTTACTTTTCCACTTATATAATCAATTGAACCAATGTTTTCTCTAACCGCCCACTCTTTTCCTTCATTGTCTGTTCTATAAATTATTAATACACCGTCTTTATCTTTGATTTTGCAGTCTTGTTGCAAAATGTCTTTTTCATCATTTATAGAAAAAGCCGTAGAAGATAAAGCAGGAGCATGACCAGAATGGGGATGATAAATTGCATTATTATATCTTAATATATAAGTCAATTTTGTGTTCAATACTGGTATAAATATTTTTTTCAATCTAATAGCGGCATCATTTCCCAAAATAGAAGTATCAGTTTCATCGATTCTCGTTTGTAATTTTGATAGTCTAAATGCTTGTTCAAATTTATAAAGATC